TTGGCGCTGTACGACATCTCGATCTGCGACACGCCTCGATCCAACGCGACGGTAAAGCGCTGCGTCCGGATCGCCAAGGCTGCACTGGAGAAATGGAAATGATCATCAACCGTCGATCCCTGCTTGAGGCTGCCCCGATCATCGGCATGGTGCCCGACAAACGACGTGAGCATGGCGTCAGCTGGGGCATGTCCGAGGCGGGCTATGACATCCGCATCAAGCAGGAGATCATTTTCCGGCCTGAGAACGCTGTCCAGAAGGCTGGCCTCTGGGTGGATGGTTCCTTCGCGCTGGGCCGTTTTGCTCTTGCTTCGTCCATCGAGGAGTTCCAGATGCCGGTCGACATGGTGGGCGTCGTCCACGACAAGTCCACGTGGGCACGGCGCGGCCTGTCCGTGTTCAACACCGTGATCGAAAGCGGGTGGAGCGGGTTCCTGACGCTGGAACTGGTCTACCATGGGCGGCATGAACTCACAATTCCGGCGGGCGCTGGCATCGCTCAGGTCGTCTTCCACAAGACGTCAGATCATGCATCGTACGATGGCAAGTATCAGGGCCAGCCTGACAGACCGGTGGAGGCGATAGATGGCTAAGTGGATGATCTCGGCGGCATGCCCGGTGTGCAGTGCCAAGATGGGCGACGAACACTCGGACAAATGCCTTGGCTTCCGGTGCTTCACGCCTGTGGCCGACAACCAGCAACTCACCCTGCAAGGCGTCCTCGATCTGGCATTGGATCAGGCGCTGCAGGGCAAGGGCGCTGAGCGGCACGGCAATGGTAAACCGTTCGATCAACAGCCCATGCTGGAGATCGGGCGCATGGTGGGTCCGGGTTTCTGCCTTGGACAGGCCATGAAGAAGGCGCAGGAGGCGTCGCGGATGGAGCCTGAGGCCGCCAAGCGGGAAATCCTTGGCGCTATCAATTATCTCGCCGGTGCATACCTTCTTCTGGAAAAATAGGTTGCATGGAAAAGTGGTATATGTAATAAAGGACCGACACGGCGAAGCGGGTAGGACCGCCCGCCGTGTCTGAACCAAAACCGGGCTAGCGGCATATGGTCTTGCGCTGTGTTTATCACAGCAGCGCCAGTTTGCCAGCCTCACATGACATGGAGACTGGAACTATGGTTACCAAGAAAGCAGAAGCGGGAACGCTGCACATCGACGCCCTCAAGCAGGGGCGCGTCACCCTCACCCTGATCGGCACGACGGGGTTTTACTTCAACGCCATGAGCGCCAAAGCCAAGCGGTCCCTGCTGGTTGGTGGTGGCAAGAAGACCGCTGCCGAACGGAAAGAACTCAAGCACGACCCCGAAGAAGAATACCGCGACAGCGTGTACCGCATGGCGACCGGCGAGACGGCTCTGGCATTCCCGGCACCCGGCGTGAAGGGCGCGATGGCTACTGCTGCGCTTGAGACCGCAGGCGTCACCAAAAGCAGCGTTCAGCGCCTGATCTTCCTGCCTGAGCAGCGCATCCGCATGTGGGGCAAGCCGTACCTGAAGATGGACGTTGTCCGCAGCGCCGACATGAACAAGACGCCCGACATCCGGACCCGTGCATTCCTGCCCCGTTGGGTGGCCGAAGTCGATATCGCTTTCGTCACGCCCACGCTGTCGACGCACTCCATCGTGTCGCTCCTGTCCAACGCTGGAGTGATCGTCGGCATCGGCGACTTCCGCCAAGAGAAGGGCCGTGGCAGCTATGGATGCTTCGCCGTGGCTGGTCCTGATGGCGGCGAGTGGGCGGACTATATCGCGGAGGTCAAGCAGGAGGGTCGCGCCGTTCAGGAGGCTGCCCTGTCCCATCCAGAGTACGCGGATGATGAAACCTTCGAACTGATGGACATGCTGATGGACGAGCGTCAGCGTCGCGCAGCTTAAAGCAACCGGGCAGTGGGGAAACCTGCTGCCCACGGTCAAGGCGGTCGAGGCGGGGCGCGGACGGCGTGGTATGTCGGGGTCTGGCGTGGTGAGGCAGGGATAGGCGGTCAAGGTGTGGAACGGCTTGGCGGGGCTAGTTCAGGTCCGGAAAGGTCCGGCATGGCGGTCAAGGTAAGGTACGGACGGGTGAGGCGGGGCGCGGCTGGGCGGTCAAGGCGGGGCGCGGCATGGCATGGCTTGTTGGGACGGTCAAGGCGAGGCATGGCTTGTTGGGGCTAGGTCGGGTCCGGCAAGGCGGTCATGGCAGGTTGGTCAAGGCAGGGTAGGGCGCGGCGGGGCGGTCAAAATTAGGGAGAATGAGAATGGCTTTTACAAAACGGGACCGTCAGAAGATCATCGACGGCTACCTGCAAGACAGCGGCGAGAACATGTTCAGCGCCTCTGGGTTCGTTGACTGGCTGTCAGAGAGGCCTGACCATCAGGCATATTCGTGGTTCTTCGCCAAGGACGACGAGGCTGCGGCGCGGGAGTACCGGATTGGTCTTGCGCGTCAGATGGCCAGCGGGCTGCGGATTGTTTCCAATGTCAGCACAGTCACCGAAGCCAACGTGGTGCAGATCATCACGCATGAGTACCCGGCCTACGTCTCGCCAATGGCGGGTCGCCGCGCCGGTGGCGGCTACGAGAGGTTCGATCCGGAGGACGCGGAACACGTCGCGGAGCTTCAGCGGCAGGGCGCACGTTCGCAGCGCAGCTGGCTGGATCGCTACGCCAGCGTCTTTTCGGATTACGACCTGCAGGTCATCGAGGCCATCGCAGCGCACGCTGAAAAAGCCAAGTCCGCTTAGGGCTGGCACGGTCAAGGTACGGCGGTCAGGGTCGGGTTGTGTATGGTCTGGTTCGGTATGGCATGGTTCGGCAAGGCAAGGCGGTCTGGGTGCGGTACGGCTAGGTCTGGTATGGCGGGGCGCGGCGCGGCAAGGCGGTCAAGGTCGGTTGAGGTACGGCGGGGACTGGTATGCCGTGGTACGGCGGTTTAGGTCGGTTTCGGTTAGGTAAGGCATGGTCTGGCCCGGTACGGCTAGGCGGTCCAGTAATAGACCTACATGACAAGGGTGGCTGCCTCTGATATGGTCGGGGGCAGCCATTACCTTGAGGGATCAGCATGTCCGGCCTGTCACCAAACATCCGACTGCAAGAGGAGCCGGAAGAGGCTGCCATCGCCCCTATGGACGTCACCGTCGAGAATGCGGACGAGGAGGCTGATGTCCCTGAGTTTGACACCGATGGTGCAGTCCTGCGGATCGATCATGGTGATGGGTCCATCACCGTGTCGCTGGACGGCAAGCCCATAGAGGACGCCGAAGGCAAGAAGGGTCCGTCGGGCTGGTTCGACAACCTCGCCGACGACATCGATGACGACGAACTGAGCAGCATCACCGAAGACCTGCTGCGAGGCGTTCAGGACGATCTGGAGAGCCGCAACGAGTGGATCGACGACAGGGCGCAGGGCATTAAGCTGCTGGGCCTCAAGATCGAGCTTCCCGGCGTGCAGGGCGCGTCCGACGGCGCACCGGTCGAAGGCATGTCCAAGGTCCGGCACCCGCTGCTGCAGGAAGCTGTGCTGCGCTTCCAAGCTAACGCCCGGTCCGAGCTTCTGCCGACCGATGGCCCGGTCAAAATCAGGGATGACGCCAACGGCACGACGCTGGAGCGTGACCAGCTGGCCGATGCCCTTGAGAAGGACATGAACCATTACCTCACCTCGACGGCGCGCGAGTACTACCCGGACACAGACCGCATGCTGCTGTTGCTGGGGTTCGGTGGCACCGCGTTCAAGAAGATTTACTTCTGCCCGCTGCGCAACCGGCCCGCGTCCGACAGCGTCGATGCCGATGATCTGATCGTGAACAACAAGGCCACAGACCTGTCCAGCGCTCTGCGCGTCACGCACCGGGTTACCCTGAAGCCGTCGACCGTGAAGCGCCTGCAGATACTGGGCGTATATCGCGACGTGGAGCTTTCCACGCCCAAGGAGGTCACCGTCGACGCCGCACAGGAAGCCAAGGCGTCGCAGCAGGGCATCTCGGTCACCGTTTCGAACCCGGATGACCGTGACCGCGAAATCTACGAGGTCTATTGCGAACTGGACATCAAGGGCTACGAGCACAAGCACAAGGGCAAGCCGTCCGGTCTGGAAATCCCGTACCGAGTGACCATCGACATCTCGTCGCGCGAAATCCTGAGCATCGTACGGAACTACGATGAAGATACCTCATCCCTGCCGGAAGCGCGCACGACGTTCGTCAAGTACACATTCGTTCCGGGTCTGGGCTTCTACGACATCGGCCTGCTGCACATCCTTGGCAACACGACCAACGCCGTGACCGCCGCATGGCGCGAACTGCTCGACGCTGGCATGTTCGCCAACTTCCCCGGCTTCCTGATGTCGGACAGCGGAGCGCGCCAGAACACCAACGTGTTCCGCGTACCGCCGGGTGGTGCCGCACTGGTAAAGACTGGCGGACAGAGGATCGGCGACGCCATCATGCCGCTGCCGTACAAGGAACCGTCTGGCGCACTGATGGCGCTGTGCGAGAACATCGCTACGACGGGCATGCGTGTCGGTGGGACGTCTGAGCTTCAGGTCGGCGAGGGCCGGTCCGACGCCCCGGTTGGCACGACGCTGGCGATGATCGAGCAGGCCATGAAGGTGCTGAACGCGGTCCACAAGCGCATGCACTCCGCGCAGGCCGAAGAGTTCACGCTGCTGGTGAAGTGCTTCCGCGAACACCCCGAGAGCTTCTGGCAGCGCAACCGCAAGCCCAGCGTCCAGTGGGACGAGCAGAAGCTGATGCAGGCCCTGACAGACGTGGAACTGGTGCCTCAGGCCGACCCCAACACGTCCAGCCACGCCCAGCGCGTCATGAAGATCATGGCCCTGAAGCAGCTGCAGGCCGCAAGCCCGGCCCTGTACGACGAGGTCGCCGTGGACAAGGCCGCCCTGAAGGCCATCGGCTGGTCAAACCCCGAGCAGTTCCTGAAGCCCGAGAGCGCCCGCAACCAGATGCCGCCGGAAATGATGAAGGGCATCGAGGAGATCAAGATTGCCAAGCAGGAAGCTGACGCCAAGACCATGACGGCGCAGGCAGCCATGGCGAGGGCGCAGCAACCCGCCGCACCGCAGGGTCTGGCTGGACCGGCTGGCCCGCACCCGATGGAGCTTCAGGCCAAGCTGATGGGTGAGCAGAACAAGGCCAAGCAGATGGAAATCTCTGCCCGGCGCGACCAGATGAACGACGAGAACCGCGATCTGGACCGTGAGAAAGACCTGCAGTCCAAGCAGATGGACATGGATCGGGATCGGATGAACGATGCCGTTCGGATGCAGCATGAGCGCGACATGCAGCAGCAGGATCACAAGACCGACATTCTGAAGCTGGCGATGCAGGTTCAGGCCAAAGGGAAGCGTGACAAATGACTGATGACAAGGCGATCCGGGCTGCCCTCCTGACCGCTAAGGGGTCGCAGAAAAAGCTTCTGCATCAGGATGGTCCGTTGTCTATCTATAAACAGTACAACGATACCTACATTGCCGAGCATGAAGGTCAAAAAGTCGGTGAAATGAACCTTTCCTCCCGTGCGCCATACGCTACAAGCGTGGAGGTTCATCCACAATTTAGGCGAATGGGTATCGCCTCAAAGCTATACGATGCTGCGGAACGGGATATTGGTCGTAAGATGATGCCCAGCCCTCTTGGGCTTTCTTCTGATGCCACGCAAATGTGGAAGAAGCGTCTGAATGATTATGATGATCCGACGCAAAAAGCCGATATTGTTCGTGAGGCCATAAACGTTGGTCGCTCAGCTGGCGTTGGAAAAAGTTCTGCTGAGAGAATGATGCCGTTTGGGTACGACCCGGAAACCGAAAAGGTCAAGGGTTACTCAATGGGCGGCATTCTTGAAAAGAACCGGGCCAAGCAGGCGCAAGAACGCGCCCCCGGCCAGATCGCCCCGTCGAAGTACATGCCGAACGTGCCCAGAGCGGTGCATGCCGCCGGTGGCTACGTCCCAGCACCCATGATGATGGGAGCACCCCGGCTGGCTGTCGCCAAAGCGCCAAGGCAAGCGCCGCAGCAGGAGGCTGACGTCCTCGCATCCCTGTCCAGCCTGTCCGACACGGCCAAGTCGATCTCTGGTGAGGACGCGCCCCCCGCCACAGCCCCGGAGCCGCACGCTGCGCGGGCTGAGCCGCATGGGTATGGTGAGGGCATCAGCGCCGCAGCGGCCAAGGCCATGGCCGCCCTGCAGGGCGCTTGGACCGGTCAGGACTTCGGCATCGTCAGTGGATACCGAGACCCCAAGCAGAACGCTGCGGCCAATGGCGTGAAGGACAGCCAGCACCTCCATGGCAACGCCTTCGACTTCAACACCACTGGGTGGCCAGAGGAAGAGAAACTGCTGCTGGCAGATGCGGCGTGGGATGCGGGCTTCCGTGGTGTCGGCTTCTACGACAACAACATGCACTTCGACGTCGGCGATCCGCGCGGCTGGGGTCCGTCCTTCAGCCGGGACAGCATCCCCGACTGGGCGCAGGGCTGGACCCAGAACCGCTATGGATATGCTGGTGGGGGCGGGATCGGTGGCAAGGATGCCTTCCAGCAGGGCAACCACCCTCTGGTGCCCGACGTCCTGTACCATGGCAACGCGCCAAAGGTCGTGGAGAACAGCACCTACCACGGCGACGGGAAGTGGACGGCAGAGGTCGACCAAGAGGCCACCGACAAGAACATCGCCTCGCAGGACTTCCGCGCTTTCAAGCCTTCCGCGTTCGGCAACTACGGGCCGGGCATCTACCTGTCTGACAGCCCGAAGATCGCCAGTGACTTTGCTCAGGGCATCCGAGCCGACCAGACCGAAGCCAAGCCGCATGGTCAGGTGCTGAAGCTGAACGTCAGCATGAAGCAGCCGTTCCACGACGATGTCCTGAAGCACCCCGAGTGGGCGGCGTACATCAAGGAGGCCCTCACGAAGCACCGTCTGTCGGATAGCGACGAGTTGGCCGCCCGTGACGCTTTCCTCGCGTCTTTGGATAGCGGAAAAGCGACTGTACGAGACATGTTCGTACACGAAGGTAAGTACGGAACGATGGTCAACCAGTTTGGTCAGAACGACGTGCTGGACACCATCCGCAACTCCGGGTTCGATGGCATCATCGCCCACCGCCCTGATGGGTCGAAAGAGTACGTCGCCTTCCATCCCCACCAGATCAAGAGCGCCATCGGCAACCAAGGCACGTTCGACCCGACTGACCCCGACATCACCAAGGCTGATGGTGGAGAGATCGCCGATCTGGGTCAGGCCCGTGAACAGAAGAAGGTGCAGGCGTTCCACACCGGCCTGATGGGGGACATGAAGACCAGCGTGAACAGCATGATGGAAGCGCACCAGAAGGCGCTCGATGCTGGCGTGTTCGACGGATACGAGGTGGGTGACGTCCTGCAGGGCAGCGCGCACCCGATGCGGATCACCGGCAGGTTCATGCGCAAGTGGAAACCCAGTTCCATGACGCTGCAGAGCTTCGACCGGATGGGCGCGAAGCCCACCATCATCGAGCATGAAGACACCCAGTACATTCCGATGCTGCGCTACCAAACGGGCATGGAGGGGCAAGACGGCTTCCAAGAGGGCGATGCCTACCTAGATGGCGTCAAGGCTGCGGGCTACCAGAAGATGGGCGGCCTGCGCGCTGTCCGGGCACTCGGTGGCCGCACTGTCACCGACCACGGGCTGTACTCCAGAGCCGCAGAGATCATCCGGGGGCTGCCGCAGGAGAAAGGCACGGTCGACCAGTACATCGCCGCTGCGAAGAAGCTTGGGGCAAAGCCATCAGAGCTTGAGCACGCCGGTCGCCCTGAGGGTGACAAGATCAGCCGCGAGGACATGGCCAAGCACTTCGACCGGAACCTGCCGAAGATGGAGGTTCACCAGTACGGCGAGAACCCCAGCTACCTTTCCAAGGAGCAGGAGAAGCGCCTGTATGAGATGTGGAACAAGCCCAAGAGCGAGGCAGAGCAGGCAGAGTACGACCTTCTCATGCGCCGCACCAAAGGGCCTCAGGTCAAGTACGAGAGCAACGAATACAACGAGGACAACGAGCCACGGCCAACCGAGTATCAGGACTACAACCTTCCGGGTGGTTCCAACTATCGGGAGCGCCTGCTGACGCTTCCGGAGACCGGCGGGGGAAATGATTATCGATCCAGCCATTGGAGCGACAACGACAACGTTCTAGCCCACATCCGTATGAGCGACCGCACGATGGGCGGCGACCGGGAAAGCATGCGTCCTGCTGTGCAGAAGCTTGCTGACCACATGGGTGTTGGCGTCCGCGATTTGGCCGCTGGCTCTGCCGAACTTGGCGTCAACAAGGGCGTGATCTCGCCTGAGGAAGCTGCTTCCATCTCCCGCCTGATGCGGTGGAGCGCAAGCCCGTATTACAACAAGCCGGGCCTCGACAAGCGCGTCCTTCACATAGAAGAGATGCAGTCCGACTGGGGGCAGCAGGGCAGGGATAAGGGTTTCTATGACCCAAAGAACCCGTACGAAATCTTCAACACAAAGACCGGCGAGACCGTTTCAAAGCATCCCAGCCAAGACGCGATGTGGGACGCCTATCGTAGCATTCCGGAAGATCAGGCAGCTGGTCTGGATTACGGACACGCGCGCCATACCAGCGAGAAGAAGCCCGCAGCCCCTTACGTCCAGAACACCCAGCACTGGACCGATCTGGCGCTGAAGAACATCATGCATGAAGCCGCCATGGGGAACTACGATCACGTCGTCTTCACCCCCGGACAGGCGCAGGCGGATCGGTATGGACTGGAGAAAAAGCTTTCCCGCATCGAGTTGCGCAGACCTAGTCCCGACAAGATCGAAGGCTCTAGGCTTCTGATGTACGGCCTCAACGGAAATCAAATGGGCGATGCCGTGCAGGTCAAAGATGAGGATCACCTTCGTTCCCTCATCGGTTCCGACGTGTCTGGCAGATTGATGCAAGCGCCCGGCGTCCCCGGTTACAACGTTAGTTATGGCAATCACGTCGCCCACACCGTTCAAGGCGACGACCTCAAAATGGGCGGCGAGGGCATGAAGGGATATTACGACAATATCCTGCCAAAAAGCGTCATGCGTCTGGCCCAGCAGCACGACCCGGACATCAAGCCGGGCAGTATGGAACTGCCAGAGGGCCACACCGGGTTCTCGATCCCGATGACGGACAAGCTGAGGCAGGGCATCCTTGCCGGTCAACCCGCTCTTAAGCGTGGCGGGGCTGTAGAAAAAGCAGATGGAGGGCCGACAAATGGTCAACAAGATACCACAAGAACACCTCAAGCACGCCCCCAAGCGGGAGAACTTCCAGTCTCAGGAGGAGTACGAGGAAGCGGTGGCGTTCTTCCGGCACAGGGTGAAACACCTCTCGAGGGTCTCCCCCAAAACATCCGCATCCCGCTAACCGGCGGATCGCTGCAGGCTGGGCCGGACCCGCGCATCCGTGAGATCGCCCGCCAGTACATGGCGACCTCTGGTCTGCCATACAATCCACCAGCCAAGTACGCCAAGGTCGACCCCGGTCGCGCCAAGCGCATCGCTGCGGCCTATGATGCCATGACGGATAATCCGGACGACCCCCTGACGAAGGCTTCGTACGCCGCTCTGGCGAAGGAGACCATGGCCCAATATCAGGCAGCCAAGGCCGCCGGGTTCAAGGCTGAGTTCTGGCATCCCAGCAAGCAGGAAGACCCCTATCTGGCCTCGCCTCGCCTTGCTGTGGAGGACGTCAGGAACAACCACCACATGTGGGTCTATCCGACCTATGCCGGATATGGCAGCGGCGAGATCACGGACGAAGACGTGCAGAAAAACCCGATGCTGCAGGGCACTGGCGAACACTGGAATGGCATTCCCGTGACGGTGAACGACGTCTTCCGGGCGATCCATGACTACTACGGCCACGCCAAAGAGGGTGTTGGCTTCCGCGCGGACGGCGAAGAGAACGCATGGCGTGCCCATGCCTCGATGTTCTCGCCTCTCGCCCGCATGGCAATGACAAGCGAGACCCGTGGGCAGAACAGCTGGCTGAATTATGGCCCGCATGGCGAGGCAAACCGGGGTGCCCGCACTGAGGACACCGTGTTCGCGCCCCAGAAGGTTGGCATCATGCCGGACTGGGTCCATCACGAAGGCGCTGAGGACTTCATCCGTCCAGAAGACGTCGCCGAGATGAAGCGGGTCCGCGCAAAACACAGCTTCGATTTCGAGAAAGCTCTCGGCATCACGCGTGGCTTCACGAAAGATGGCAAGACTGCTACCATGAAGCTGAAGCTAAAGGAGTGATGGCATGTCGGACACCGTGAAGCGCGCCATGGATTTGGTTTCTCAGTACCAAGACCCTCCAAGCGAAAAAATGAAGGGTTTTGACTGGCGTCCCCTGAAAGATGTCCATGAAGACCTTGGAGGTTTGCCCGAAATACCTGATTATATTCACAATTATGGCGATTTCATGCACGAAATGGCTGCAAAAGCGGCCACGAAGGGCCTGACCAACCGCGATTTGCTGAAGGCCTACGCCATTACGCGCTCCAGCATCAACCGTGGTGCAATTTCAAACAAAATCGTCAGAAATCTTGGGCTTCATGTCCCCGACAGCCCTGACGGCAAGGTTCGACCTGAAGGCGCGATGGGTGAGTGGCTAAAAACACAGATGGGTCAGCGCTATCTGGACGCTGCAGAGGATGGTCGGGTCGATCAGGAGGCTGTTGACCACGCCAAACACGTCATGTCTTCGTTTGGAAACTCCAATAACACCGAAGGTCAGGCCCTACCGTGGGCTGTTCAGAACCTTTCCGGAAAACATGAGCTTGTTTCCGGCCTTGTCCGCAACGGCCTGTCATCGAATAGCCCCGTCAAGGAGTGGCGAGACTTCGCAACCAAGCTTCACGGCATCAAATATGCAAAATCTGGCTTCATTGGATCGCTTCTTGGCCGTGGAGACCAGCCGACGTGGGATGCCCGCCAGATCACACTGAACACCGGCGTCCCTGCAGATGAAGAGGCAAAGCGCATTCGCACGAATGCTATTTCCCGTGCAGGAGGTGACGCCGTTGACCGCCTTGCCGCCCGGCAGGCAGCAATGAACCCCAAGCTTGACCCCGGCATGGAGCCATTCCGGCAGCATTTGACCCATCACGCCGTCTGGGACAAGACGGAAGGCACCGTCACGCCCCACGATGACCTCATGGACGCCATGCGCAACGCCAAAGATGGTGGTCGGATAGGCTACAACAACGGCGGGAAGACCTTCGGGGTCGGAAAATTCGGCGATCACATCATCGCCCACGCCATCAAGGCACTTGGCATCCCCGGACACGGTCTCGGTGACGTAAACCCGGAGTTCATCCGGGCGCTTCAGCAGGTTTCCACGCCGTTCAGCGACGATCCTGAGGTGGTCAAGAAGGCTCTTGCGATCTCGCAGGGCCTTGTGCCGTCCATGAGTAAGAAAAAAGGCGAAAGCACATCGTACTATAACTACGGCCAGCCCATGGCACCCGATGAAGTGAAGGCCACGGTCGGCGATATCCCCGGCGTCAAGCCGCTGCAGCAAAAGCAAATGTCTTGGGAGGACTTCCACAAGGAAGCTCAGGGCGGCACCATGATCAACGTCGGCGGCGACCGTTCGAACCTTGGCCGCCTGACCCACATCAACGGCAAGAAACTGAACTGGGCTGTCGATCTTCAGGCTGGCCCAAAGTACATGCTTGAGCCGAACCCCGGCGCGGTCTGGGCGAACAGCGCTGGCCACACATCGTCGTTCAACCGCATCATCCGTGAAGCCTCTAAAAAAGGTCCGGTTTACGGAATGTACACCCCGATGGGGCCTGAGAGTGCCGACCAAGCCCACCACATGTTTGATGCCTTGATGGCGCAGGTTGACACTGGCGCGATCAGCAAGGCGGACGCCAAGGACTTCGACGACATGTTGAAGGCTGGCATGCACGCCAAAAAGGCAGAAGAACGCCCAAAGTTTGCGGAAGCAATGAAGGGCTGGCCGGGCATCCTGAACCCAAAAGAAGCATCTGAGTTTGCCAAGACGCTCCCCGGCATTCACCGAAAGGCTGTCGTCCAGAAGATGGACTTGGCCAACATGGAGAAAAAGGGCTTCCCGAATGTCGGCATGACCCGCGCCGCCATCACTGATCCTGACCTTCTGAAGACCCCCGGAAACATGATGGGGCACCGTGTGGTTCAGTTCGATCCTGATCAGGGTCCAGCTGAAGAGAAAGCCTTCAAGCATCTGACATATCAAGAAGCGTCCCCCGGCAAGTATGTCGGCGACGTACCTCTGGTGCAGCGCCAGTATGCAATGCCTGATGTCACAGAGCAGATGACGGCCCGTACAGACTGGAAGAAACCGGGACTGATCGTTCACCCATACTCCGACCAGCCATCTGGACGATCCACGGTACGCAAGATGTTCGAAGAGCAGAAGCAGACCCAGCCGATCAACCAGCGCATGCTGGATAGCGTCATGACCGGTACAGAGCGCCAGAAAGACTACGGCCTCAGGGCTGGCGGCAAGGTCAAAAAGGGCAAGAACATTGATCGTGCGCTTTCGCTGACTTCGATGTATGCTAAGCGCCACGACCGGGACGCCGGATAACCTCAGGGGATGCAACCATGGATGCCAAAAGCCTTCGTGAGGCGATGAAAAGCAAGGCTCGTCGCCTCGCTGGAGCCTCTTCAACTAAACTGGACAGTTCAACTTTCACGCCAGCTGAGCCGCTGAACGCTGATGTGAAGACGGGCATGCGTCCGATTTCGCGCCGCGCGTTCAAGTCTGGTGGCAAGGTCGACGGTGAAGAGGCCAAGAGCAATGCCAGCCGCACGCCGCGTGGCAACATTGGACTGGCGAACACCAACCAGCGGATCGCCAACGAAGAGCGCGACGGCAAGAAGCACGTCGGTGGCTTCAAGAAGGGCGGTCGTACGGCCAAGTACATCGGTGGCTCTGCCGCTGATCAGGTCTCCGTCGAACCCCCGACCGAAGCGCCGGTGTCCAAGTACATCGCCAAGCGCAAGGACGGCGGTCGCACTGCGAAGATGGATGGTGGCACGATGCGCCCCATGCCGCGCCCTGAAGCCCCCGCGAAGATGGGATATGCGCCTGAGAAAAGCATTCGTCCCAAGGCCCGCTACATGGACCCTGAGGAGATGAAAAATCAGGACATCTTCGACCGCATGGTTACGTCCGGCGATGGCCACAAGAAGGGCGGCAAGGTCGAAGGTGACGCCGGTGACCGGCAGCCCAAGAAAAAGGGCGGCGCTTTGGAGGCGTTGTCACCTTTGGCGATGATAATGGGCAAGAAAAAAGGCGGCAAGGTCGAGGGTTCCGCCAAGGACATGGCCGAAGACAAAGCTATGGCCAAGAAGCACGGCATGTCGATGAAGGACTGGGAAAAGTCCGACGCCGACAAAAAGCACGACAAGGCCTGTGGTGGTGGTGTCGCCGGTCGCATGGCGCGCAAGTCTGGTGGCAAGGTTGGCAAGACCAACATCAACATCATCATCTCGCCCTCCCACAGCGTCAAGCCGGGTGCCCCCACGGGCATGGAGGCTGGTATCCCCAAGCCCCCGATGCCGATGCCCGGCCCCGCCATGCCCCCCGCTGGTGGACCTCCGATGCCGATGCACGCCCAGCTGCCGCCCGGTCTGGGCGCGGCTCTGGCTGGCGCTGCTGGTGGCATGCCTCCCGGCGGCCCCGGCGGTATGCCCGGCGGTATGCCTCCCCGTCCCCCGATGCCCGGACCAATGATGGCCCGCAAGTCTGGTGGCAAGGTCGTGTACCCCATCACCGGCGGCTCCGGTGGCGGCAAGGCGCGCAAGGAAAAGGTTGACGCTTATGGCGAAACGATGAACAAAGACCTGAGGAAATAGGCGCAGTTCTCCTCCCTCTGCGTTTATGAATGGGACGTCCAGACCTGAAATCTGGGCGTCCCAAGAAAAACATGATGATTAGGCTTAGAAAATGATCAACCCCGTCAGCACCGCTTTTGAGCGTGAGCTTAAAAAAATGATCCAAGCTAGGATCGAAGACCTCTCCGTAAATGTCTGCCTTGGCCTCAATGTTCCCTCTTTGGAAGCATATCGTGAAGCTGTTGGCAGGATTTCAGAACTGAAGGAAGTTCTGTCCATGTGCGACGAGGCAGCAACCGTCATCAACAAAACGAGATAGGATTATTCATGCCCCACATGCTTATGTCGCACGACACCGACCCAAAAGACGCCATCCTCACCGCGATTGGCGATCTGTCTGAGGTCGAGTTGTTCCACAATCAAATCCTTCTCGCGATCTACATCCGCCCGGAAAAGACCAAATCCGGCCTGATCCTGACCGACAGCCACCGCGACGAGGACCGCTACCAGTCCAAGGTCGGCCTTCTGGTCAAGAAAGGCCCGCTGGCGTTCGAACAGGACGGCAACTGGTTCAGCGGCATGACCTTCGGCGACCATGACTGGCTGGTCTTCCGTCCGTCTGATGGCTGGTCGATCACCGTGAACGGCGTGCTCTGCCGCATCTTCGACGACGTCAACATCAAGGGTCGGGTGCCCCACCCGGACGCAGTTTGGTAAGGAACTGACATGGATAACGAAGAAGAAGACGTCATCATCAACGTTGAAGCTGAGGAAGAGCCAGAGCAGGTAGCGATCCCCCCTGAGGATGGTATTGCCGAGCTTCGTCGACAGCTGGAGGCTGAGCGCGCCGCCCGCCAGAATGCTGAGCGAGCTGCGTACGATGCAAGGCGTGATGCTCACCACGCCCGCAACAGCGAAGACGAGACGAACGTCCAGCTGGTCAGCAACGCCATCGACACCCTGCGCCGGGATGATGAAATTCTGAAGCAGAACTACCAGTATGCCATGTCGCAGGGGAACTTCTCTGCGGCGGCTGACATCCAGCAGGAAATGTCCGGCAACGCTGCCAAGCTCCTCCAGCTGAGCAATGGCCTTGAGGCCATGAAGTCCCGCCCTAAGCAGCCTGAGCCTGTCCAAACGTCTTCTGACCCGGTGGAAGCCTTCGCCGCACAGCTTTCTTCCAAATCCGCAGACTGGGTCCGCAGGCACCCTGAGTACGTCAAGGACGCCAAGCTGAACCGCAAGATGATTGCGGCCCATGAGCTTGCCATGGCGGACGGCATCCGGGTCGACAGTGAGGACTATTTCACTGCCATCGAAGAGACGCTGAAGATCAAGCCCTCAGCGCCACAGACCGAAACGTCGGACGAATACGCCGCCAAGGTCACCCAGCGTCGCGACGCAGCGCCTGCGGCTGCACCGGTCTCTCGGGGCGGGTCTACGCGCACGAACGTGGTCAGGCTGTCAGCAGCTGAGCGCGAGATGGCGGACATGATGGGCATGAAGCCTGAGGATTACGCCAAGAACAAAATGGCGCTGCAAAAAGAAGGGAAGCTGAACTGATGTCTGAGATCGAATTCACCCCCGTAACAAAGGCGGTTCGCCCCTCAATGCGCCCAACTGATCCCATCACCATCAAGATAGAGGAAGACCCGGTGGAGCGCGCTGCGCGGCGTGCCGCAGAGCTTCGTGGCCATGCCGATGTGGATGAAGGCAACGACGAGTACTTCGTCGAACCCGGCGTCATCCCTACCGGGTGGTCGTACGAATGGAAGATGAAGACCGTTCTGGGCGCTGAAGACCCGGCCCACCAAGTCGCTCTCGCCCGTAAGGGCTGGGAGTACGTCCCGGTGTCCCGTCACCCCGAGATGATGCCGATTGGCTACAAGGGCACCGAGATCACCCGCAAGGGCATGGTGCTGATGGAGCGCCCGCTGGAGATCACCGAAGAGGTGCGTGCGGCAGAGCTTCGCCGGGCACGCCTGCAGGTCCGGGCCAAGGAAGAGCAGCTGACGGCATCGCCTCAGGGCCAGTTCGAACGCACCAACAAGGGCAATGATCTGGTCAAGGTGAAGAAGGGCTACGAGGCCATCTCGATCCCTGACGAATGATCCGGATAGTCCGCATCTACAATTACATCGAGCGCTTGCGCCGGGCGATCCGGCGTGAGGGCACTCCAGCGATCCAAGAGGCATGGGACAAGCTGGAGCCGCACGTTTCAATCTTTCTGACTGGGGATGGATCAGATGGAACTTCAAGAAAGGATGGCCCTGACGACAAAGGGTCAGGTTACTTGGGCTGACCCGTCCAAGGGCATGAAATGCACGGTCTGCACCCATCTGCAGGCTGCCCCACCCAGCGATCTGGGGGCAAACAAGATGCTGAAGAACCGGTGCGCTCTGGTGAAGCTTCACACGAAGAAGAAGGGCGCGCTGTTCAACGGAAAAACAGCCATTGCATGCTCGATGTTCTCGATGTAGAAAATACATGTACACTGCCTGCTCTAACTCAAAGGGTGCTTCGGCACCCTTTTTTTCGTACTCTTTACTAACAACCAGAACCGTGTAGTATGCATGCACTCTCCCCCCGGTGTGGGAGGTCATCCTCCCCGGTTCTACATTCGCCCCGGCGCGCGATGATGGACCTCCTGAAAAGGAGACATCCGAATGCCAAATACGTTTGCGCCCTTCGGTTTCGCCCAATACTCTGGTGCTGGCTCCGCTCCCACGTATGAGCAGACGCTTGCCGCCATCGTATCCACCAACACGACCCCCATCTTCCTGAATGACCCCGTCATGCAGGCAACCAACGCCACTGGCCTTGGCACCGGCTACATCGCTCAGGCGACCGGCCCTGTCACGCTGACGGTCTCCGCGACCGGTATCGCAACGACCGCTGTCGGTGTGATGACCATCACGTTCACCGCGATCTCGTCCGCCACCGCCAACATCCCGACCTTCGCATCGACCACTTGGGCACCCCCGGTTGGTTCGGTCATTGTCGTGACGAACGCAACTGGCGTCCCGAACGGCGCGTTCACCGTCACTTCGGCCACCGCCACGACCGCCGTGATCGCGAACTGCGGCTCGACCGCTGCCGTCACGTCTTCGGCTTCGACCCCGGTCGTCGTCGTGTACGTGCCTGTCGCCGGTGTGTTCGCTGGCTGCAAGTACCTGTCGGTCTCGCAGAAGCGCACCAACTGGTCGAACTACTGGCCCGGCTCGGATGCCAGCGGCGACGTGGAAGCCTACGTCATCACTGACCCGAACGCTCGTTTCGTCGTCCAGTCCGCCAACTCGGCCACCACTGCTTCCGTGATGGGACAGGCCCAAGTCGGCCAGAACATCGCGTTCAACTGGCAGGACAGCCTTGCCACCGGCGAGACCAACGGTCGGACCTCAACTGGCCTTTCGACCATGTTTGCTGACCAGTCCACCAGTTCGCAAGCTGGTACTGCAGCCAACGCGTTCCTGCCCTTCCGCATTGTGGCTCTGGCGAACTACCTGCCCGGCCAAGCCTCGCCCTTCTCTGGGGCCAACGGCTTTGATGCAGCGGCGGCGTACAACGAACTGGTCGTCGGCTTCAACAACGCTATGCCACGCAACTTTGCTGGCGTGTAAGGAGAACTGAAAAATGGCTGTCAATCTTTCTGCCATCAAAGACCTTCTCCTTCCGGGCCTCCGTGGAGTTGAAGGCAAGTACGAGATGATCCCGTCTCAGTACGACAAAATCTTCACGAAGCACAATTCGAAGATGGCTCTCGAGCGTACTGCCGAAATGCGCTTCCTTGGCTATGCTCAGCTGAAGACGGAAGGCGCACAGACCGCGTTCGACAACGGTGCCGGTGAGCGTTTCATCTACAACCAAGAGCACACCGAGATCGGCCTTGGCTACGCGATCACCCGCAAAGCCATCGACGACAACCTCTACAAGACCCAGTTTGCTCCGTCGAACCTTGGCCTGATCGAAAGCTTTCAGCAGACCAAGGAAATCTACGGCGCGAACATCCTGAACACCGCGACGACCTACAACGGCGCAATCGGTGGTGACGGCGTGGCGCTCTGCTCCACCGCTCACCCCATCGATGGTGGCACCGTTGCGAACCGCCCGACCACGGACGTTGAACTGAACGAGAGCACCCTGCTGAACGGCATGATCTCGATCCGTACCAACTTCCGCGATCAGGCCGGTCTGAAGGTGTTCGCACGTGGTCGCAAGCTGGTCGTCCCGCCCCAACTGGAGCCGGTCGCGATCCGCCTGACGAAGACCGAACTGCGCCCCGGCACTGCCGACAACGACGTCAACGCGATCATGTCGACCGCTGGCGGCCTGCCGGAAGGCTACATGGTCAACGACTTCCTGACCTCTGCCGGTGCTTGGTTCCTGCTGACGAACATCGACGGCCTCTCCTACATGGAGCGCGTCAAGTTTGAAACAGACATGCAAGTGGACTTTGTCACGGATAACCTGCTGGTTAAGGGCTACGAGCGGTACTCCTTCGGGTACTACAACTGGCGCTCGATCTTCGGATCGTTCCCGACCTGATCTGATCTTGGCGGGGGGCTTCGGCCCCCCTCCTCTCTCCTTGTCTGGGTGAACCGGACGTTCTGACCGCGCCCAGCGGACGTTGCACAGACAGAACGTTTTATTGTGCAAAGGAGCCTACCATGGGCAAGACTACTTTCACCGGCCCGATCCGGGCTGGAAACATCCTCGACACCTCCGGAACAACCGTCGGCAAGGACGTCAAGAACGTCGGTTCCGTCGTCATGGTGCAGCATGTACCGATCACTCAGGCAGGCTCTGCCACCGCTTTGGGTACGACCGTCGTTCTTCCGGCCAACAGCCACATCCTGAACATCCAGATGGTCGTCACTGCCATCTGGTCTGGCGCTGCAACGACTTTCAACATCGGAACGACGGCTACCGCCACCGAACTCGTCGCTCTTGGCGCGGGCGGCACCATCGGTGTGATCGGCTTGTTCCCCGGCACGGACGCTACCCGCACCGCAAACTGGGATGACACCGGCACCACTGACAAGCGTATTTTTGTTTTGTCTACCAACACCGGTACGGGCGTCGGTACGATCACCGTGCGGTACATCCAAGCGCACGATAGCGTGTGATCGCCATGGCAAAGGATATCCGGGTGGGTCCGAAAAAGCCCAGCATGTCGGTCAACACCAAGGTCTCCGTGGGTGAATGCGCCCCGACTGAGAACTGCAGCCCGCACAAGCCCAACGGCAGCCGGACGGTATCCGGCGGTCAGGGCGTGCATGGCATGCCTTTGATGTCGGCAGCTGCTGCTAAGTGCCACTGACTTTTGGCGTCAAATCGTATAGCGTGGTCCCCAAAGACCACGCTTGCAAAACATAGGAGCGCCACATGACTTGGCTTGTTGACCTCAATACCAACCAATCTCTGCCTCTTGGCGGGGTGGGTGGCTCGGGAGCCGGTGGCGCTGCCCTGATTGCTCCAGCGCCCATCGCCCAAGACCCCGTCGGTAAGATGCGCGTGTCTGAGCCGCAGTCCCTGATCGACACCGACTTCGAATACGGCCAGCAGCCGACGAAGTGGGAAAGCATCGGCATGGCAAACAACCGGCAGAGCCTTTACTACATCCCGCAGGCACCGTCCGCCGTGACCGCCGTGACTGGAAACGGTACGCGGACTGTTGTGGTCTCCATGAACCCGACCACCGGCTTCTCTATCGGCTCTCCGATCTTCGTCCAGAACGCCATCGATCCGAACGCCAACGGCTGGTATTATGTGCAGGCCGTCTCCACCAACGTCAGCGTTACCTACACCGCTGCGGGTATTGTGGCTGTCGGCAACCAGCTGAGCGCCGACCGGACCTACGTGTATCTGGGGTATCTGTACTCCCAGTGCGGCATCGCGCTGACCAGCACGAATGCCTATACTAACTCAGGAACCACGGTTAACGTCACGACTACTAGCGCCCATGGCCTGTCCGCTGGGTCGCTTATCTACGTGACTGGCGTCACGTCCACCCAGATGTTGAACCTTCTCGGCTGGATCAGCGGCACCACAATGAGCCTGAACGCTGTACCTCTGGCTGGGCTTAACCTTCGCGCGGGTTCAACTTACTCCGTGACTGGGGCTGGGGTTACAGCGGGAACCGTTATCACGGCTACCAACGTCTCTAGCTTCACCGGAAGCATCACAGGCACGACGCTCACCTACACCGCAGGCACCATCCCCGTCATCGGGATGCAGCTTGCGGGCGTTGGCGTAACGGCGGGTACGTACATCGTATCCGGCGCAAGCCCGACCTTTACTGTCAGTGCCTCGCAGACCGTGGGCTCCATTGCGATGACGGGCACCAACTACACGGTGAGCGCCTCGCAGACCGTAGGTACAATCGGTGCGCCGGTCGCTCTTACATCGCAATCTACAAACGTCGTCGATACTCCGAACGGCGCTTGGGTTGTATCTTCGACGCCGACGGCAAATACGTTTGCCTTTTCTACTCTGA